CAGCACGGTTGATTTGAACAGCTAATGCAGCATGCTCGTCACCAACGAATGTTGCTGTACCAGATACAGCAGCTTGGTCGTATGTTAATACTGTTGAGCTCAATGTAGCTAGGCTACGTAGAACTTCTTGGTCGATCTCAGCGGTGATCTCTTGTGCAAGAGCTGCCATGATCTCAGCTTCGATGTCAATGCCTTGTTGAGCTTGTGCATCTTGTGCTGCTTCGAATGTCCAACGAGCTGATAGCTTACGTGTTTTAGCTTCAACTGTTTGTTTCAAGATTTGAATGCTTAGTTTGTTACCAGCAACACCTTCTAAGGCAGCCGTTGAAGCTGGCTTACCTGGAGATGCTCCTGAATAACCTTCAGCGATCTTGAATGGGCTTAGTGCCTCATCGCCAGCTGTTGTAGATCCACCTGTGCTGCCGCTGAATGTATCAGAATAGCGAACACGTAGTGTGTGGATTTGACCAACTGGGCCAGTCATTGGTTGTACACCAACTAATTCGTTAGCAATAACGGTTGGCATTACACGTCTGATCACTGGAAGGATCACACGATTTAGTGTTGCAACGTTGCCAGCGGATGTAGCACCAGCAGTAGCAGACTCAGACAAATACTTGCGGGTATTTTCAAGAGTTGTTGCCATTACTGTGCGCTTGTTACCTTGAAGACCTTCTAAAAGGGCGTCTTTGGTTTCCGACCAGCGTGACTCGAGTAATTGTGACATTATAGTTCTCCTTAAACTTTTAGTCCCGCAAGCCTGCGGATGTCAAATATTTCAGCAGTTTTTTCCTCACCACTGAAAGTTTGTGCCTGTTGTTTGTCGCCTGTTATTTCTTTAGCCTCTGTTAATGCTTTCTTAGAAGGTGTTCCACCGTTCATTACCGCTGGTAGATACTTGTCAAAAGCACTGTATAATTTATCAGTTTGCACTGATTCTAATAGTTCGCTCATTACAGATTTCTTATCACCTGATAAAGGACCTAACAACTCGCCCATTACTTCTTTGCGTTTTGCTGATTCTTTGATGATTGCGATTTCTTTTTCTTTGCTTGCTACCTGTTCTTGTGTTTCTACAACAATTTTTGCTGCTTCTTCTAGTTCTTGCTCTTTAGTAGCAACCACTTTCAGAAGTTTAGCTGTCTCTGATTTCTCGTTGAGATGACTTGCAGCATACTCGCTTGCGAAGCTTTCAAAAATTCTACGACCAAAGTCATTTTTGCGAGCTGCATCGATGTCTTCTTTTAATTGTGCCATTTCAGATTTCAGTCCTTTTGCGACTGTTTCTTCAATGATCTTAGCTGATTTAGCAATAAAGTCTTTCTTGATTGCTTCAAACTTAGCTTTGCTTTCGCGAACTAATTTAACTTTAGTTTCGGCTAGGTCTTTCTTATCAGCATGGAATTCTGCGATTTCTTTCGCTAGTGCATCCACGATAAAAGATTCTAATTTTGCAACATTGCCTGCAACTGCTTTGCGATCTTCATGTAGTTCTGCCAACTCTTTCTTAAGATTATTAAGAACAAATGACTCCATTGCTTGCGCATCTTGTGTCATTTTAGCTGCGTATTTTGCACGAGCATCAATTAGTCCTTGGCGGTCTTCTGCAAGTTCGCCTAGTTCAGCTTGTAGACGATCCGATAGCATAGCTTCAACAGCTTCTACCATTGCGTCTTTGTCGTGTTCATACTTTTGTGCAAATTCTTCACGTAGTTCAGCAGTAACTTGGTCACGGTTTTCTTGAATTCTGCTATTCCAAGCGGATTCAATCTCCGATTTGATTTCTTCGGAAATAACATTGTTTTCAAACAGTTGTTTTACGATGTCTAGCATGTGATTCTCCTAGTTAGTTGAGTCTCGAAATGATTCTCTTCAAGCTCTCTGCTATGTATTTCTGTGCCTGTGGATCGCCTTTGACTTCTTGTGCTATCTTGTACGCCTGATAACCGCCTGTATTATTCATTAGATGTTCATAAACTGGTGTTGGATAAGCTCCCGGGG